AAGTATGTTGCATGGCTAGTTGGAGTGATTTAGAAAAATATCTAAAGAGACATAATTGGAGATTTGTCAGAGATGGAAAAGATCGAATTTATGAGAAAACAATAGCTGATGAAAATGTTAGAATCAGAGTTTCGAAATCTAGTAGCGAAATTAGTAAGGGATTATTTTGCAAAATCTTAAAACAGCAACTTGGAATTAGCAAAGAAGAATTTAATTCATAAATATTAGAATATAAAAAATGAATCCCGACTATATTGTCGGGATTATTTTTATTTATAACACATCTAAAAATTTTATTGCAACTAAATGTTTTGGTATTATCTATTAGTTACAAGTCATTCGACATTATTGGGACAATTACAATCCTTCCAAAATAGGACAGATAAGATTATAATGGAAGTACACCATTTTTTTGCCTTTTAAATATCTATTTTAGGAGGTATGTTTTTGTGGGAAGTGAAATGACTGTGTCGGAACTTAGGGCAATGTTGCGAGACAAAGGTCTTATGAAGGAATTACCTTTATCAAAAGTTATGATAGATTTTATAGTCGAACTAATAAAAATCGAGGATGATAGATAATTAATTTGTTTTTATCTTTTGAAGAACAGCGATATAACTTATTAAGGTATCGACTGTTTTTTTATCTATGGTGTCATTTGGTTTGACAAGGCCGGATTCCCTTAGTTTAATCAGTAGGTAATCGATGGCATCATTTTCTTGCCTGAAATTTGAAACGCCCATGAGGTAGTCAACAGAAACTTTGAAGGTCTTAGCGATGTTACTAATCATTTCCATACTTGGTTCTCTTGATCCAACTTCCCAATGACCTACAGCACCCTTTGAAACTCCAAGCTCTTTGGCCAATTCTGGTTGTGTTATATCAGATTCGTACCGAAGGGTTTTTAAGCGTTTCATGAATAATGAATTCCGATTTTCCACTGTACCAGTTCCCCCCACTTTCCATAGATTTGTAATGTATATGAGAATTCTTACATAATAGAAGAATACCTATTCGTTATTATATGACATTTAGTATCTATAGGACAAGGCTTTTATTGTAAAATCGTATGGTAATTTATTCATATTATGACTAATGATCTTACAATATGTATATTATATGGTTGAAATAGTCCATATATGGTTGAAAAGTATACAGTTTGGTGGTATAATTCTATTATAGGAGGTGAACAAAAGGTGCTTGATGAGCGAGAATTCAAGGCAAGAATTGAGTATGCGCGTATTCTTGCTAATTACAATAAGACGGAATTAGCTGAGAAGATGAAGATGCCAGCAAGTACATTTAGAAGAAAGATGGAAAAACCTTCGAGATTAACAATAGAAGAGTTCTTTGTTTTAACTGAGGTTTTACCTAATGGTGTTTTGGTAGCATATCTGCGAGAGGCTATGGGTATTAGGGCATTGAAAAGAATACCTCTTGGAAAAGGAATATTAAAAAAGAAAATAAATTAGGAGATGAAATATGAGTGCATTGACATTAGCATCTACTACTAAGATAACGATCGAGCAATGGCATGAATATCGTCGGCTAGGAATTGGGGGGTCTGACGTATCGGCGATCGCGGGAATGAATAGATGGAAAAGCCCAATTGAAGTATGGATGGAAAAGACAGGACAGATTGATTCGCGGGAAGCTGGGGAAGCAGCGTATTGGGGAACAACCCTAGAAGATGTCGTGGCCCGAGAATATGCCAAGAGATCTGGCCTTAAAGTTCAGAAGAGAAATGCGATATTGCAGCACCCAAAACACAAATTCATGCTTGCAAATATTGATCGGATGATCCATGACAAAGATCGAGGCAAGGGAATACTTGAGTGTAAGACGGCGGGGGAATATAAAAAAGGGGAATGGGATGATGGTCAGATACCAGAGGAATATGCGATTCAAGTTCACCATTATCTAGCTGTGACGGGATTGCAGTTCGCTAGAATTGCAGTATTGATTGGAGGGAACAAATTTGAAATTCGCGACATTGAGCGAGACGATGAAATCATTGATTATCTATATAAGATTGAGAGCGATTTTTGGCAGTTAGTAACTCAAGGTACTCCCCCGCCAATGGACGGATCGACATCGGCTACGGAACTTCTTAAAGTCATGTATCCAAATTCGAATAATTCATCTATAGATTTGCCTATTGATACCGAAGAAATGTTGACAAAATTTAGGCAACTTCAAGAGATGGAAAAGGAAATAGGTATTAAGAAAGATGAGATGGCTAATAAGATCAAGGAATTAATGGGTGAAAATGAAACAGGATATACCAAAAATTTTAAGGTTGGATGGAAATCTGTGACTAGCAAAAGATTTGATGCGACCGTATTCAAAGGTAGTTATCCGGCCTTATATAGTGAATTTTCTAATGAGAGTAAATCTAGAAGGTTTACGGTTACTGAAAATAAAGCAAAATAAAATATTTGGAGGATATGATAATGGCAAATTTAAAAGATAAATTGGCATGTAAGGCTAATGGGGTAGATTTACCTAAGAAAGAACCGAAAGCTACGTTCAGTAATTTCATGACGCAGGATGGAGTTAAGGCTAAGATAAATCAGATCATTGGTGGAAAAGATGGTCAAAGGTTCATGACGGCGATCCTATCAGCAGTATCCACGAATCCCGCCCTTGGTGATTGTGATCATAGTAGTATTTTAAGTGCAGCTCTTTTAGGAGAGACGTTGAAATTATCTCCATCGCCTCAACTTGGGCTATATTATATGGTTCCTTTTGATGATAATAAACTCGGAAGGAAAGTAGCAGTTTTTGTATTGGGATATCGTGGATATTTGCAGCTTGCAATGAGGTCGGGATATTATAAGAAAATTAATGTTATTGCTATTAAAGAAGGAGAGCTTATCCGTTTTGATCCATTAAATGAAGAGATAGAATGTCTTTTGATTGATGATGAAGAGGCTAGGGAAAATGCTAAAACTATTGGATATTATGCGATGTTTGAATACATGAATGGATTTAGAAAAGTTCTCTATTGGTCAAAGAAAAAAATGGAAGCACATGCATTACAATATTCAGCAGGATATCGTTCGGATGTAAAAAAAGGATATAGCTATACATTTTGGTCAAAGGACTTTGATAGCATGGCTTTTAAGACTATGCTCAGACAGATCATTAGTAAGTGGGGAATAATGTCTATAGACTTACAGGCAGCATATGAAAAGGATACCGGACTAATCCGTGAGGACGGGACAATAGATTATATAGACAATGGCGATCAAGGTAATACCGTTGATATTAGAAATAATGATCAAGTAGAACAGGAAGACAATATTGATCAAGGTGAACAAAGTGAGATTAATGACCAAACTCCTGGACAAGATGGAACTGAACAGGGAGGAAGATAAAAGTGTTGCATACTTGTGAGATATGTGGGAAAGAAACCCTTGATTATTCAACTTGTGATAGTTGCGAAGAAGTGTATTGCATAGATCATCTAGGCGGGACAAATGAATGTCCGATCTGTGGTAAGGAACACACATTTGAAGAAAATTTTTAATTCACAAAAGACCTGTTGAGAAAATATCCCAACAGGTCTTTCTAAAAATGGTATAATAGTACAAGCATAATAAAGGAGAGATTTGCAAAATGAAAGACATGAAGATCGAAATGAAAGGCTCAAATTCGAAAGTATGGAAAGATACAACGCTGCAGAATTTCTACGAAGTGTTAAAAATAACGAGATCAATTATCAAGGATAGGGAAATGATGGGACGAGGGGAAACGGAATATATTGCTAGTAATTTATTCCAAGAATATACTGATATTAAAGCATCGTGGAGCATTGCTACTGGAAAAATTATATCGACACCAGTGTTAGAATTCAGGTTGGCAGAAGGAGTTATATGTCCTAAATGTGGTGTAAAATTCATTAAGAAATATGGTTCATTAAGTAGGAGAGATAACAAGGTTTATATATGTTCGGTGTGTGGGACTTTAGAAGCATATGAGGATATGACTAATAGATAAATAGAGAGAAGGTTAGCGTCAGGGAAATGGCTAATCCCTAGACGCTAACCTTTGAGAATTGGAGGATTTTACAAATGGAAGTATCAATAAATATTATACTTCAAGAAATCCAAATTAGAATTGATAAACTAAGACAATTTGAAATGGAAACGGAAAGAAAAAGAGCAGTAAAATTACATAGGACAACTAAAATTCGTCGTAAAGAATATGAATCGTTTAAAAATTGGATCGAAGCTCAAATGACAAATGATCCGAATATTGAACAGTTAGAGAGCAAGTTTGTCTTATGAGTGACATTGTCAGACCTAAGCAATGGATCATCTTAGGAAAGAAACAATTGAGGAAATCATTATTTAACAAGATTGAAAATATACCGCACTTTTTAAAACCAAAGGGAGGTCTTTGGATCTCTCCATATACACCGCAAAAACAATATAAAAGTGATTGGGAAAGATGGTGTATAGAGGAAAGTTTTACTGATTATAATGAAGGGGTTATCATAACACTTCCCAATAATATTAGAGTGTACACGATTGATTCGCAGAATGACCTAATGGAATTTATACTCGAAGTTGGTGTTAATAAGGAAGCGGAGGAATGGTTTACGATATGGAAAATACCAGATTACGAAAAAGCAGCAGAAAAATATGATCTGATTTACTTGACGGAAAAAGGTGAAAGGGAAACCAGATTACCTTGGAAGAATAGAAAATATTCATTATACGGATATGACTGCGCTTCGGGGATTCTGCTACATTACAAGATACGCTCACAAAGACCGATTAAATTTTAGCCATCAAATTGATTTTTCTTGAAGGATTAGATTGACTTCAAATTGATTTTCTTGACCTTCTACAAACAATGATATCCGAGTTAATAGGGATATTATTTGTTCGGAAGAATATGTATTTTTGACTGCCATCCTGAGAAGTTCGATCTCGGGATTTTTTACTTCTACGAGTGTGATTTGATTAGATGGTATTTCTTCTTGATAAATTTTAGAGAGAGCTACTTCATTTTTGGTTTCTTGAGATTCATCGTTTGATTTCACTTCTCTAGGTTTATATTTTCTCTTTGGCTTATCGGAGTCTTTTTTGGATGATTTAGGAGAATCGTTCTTTATTCTTTTTTGTTCTGCTTGGTTTTGCCTGTGCTCAGTGAAACCACGTAGGATCTCTAGTGCGGGTTCTCCGACTACTATTGTCTTGCCGGATCTGGCTACTTGAAAATGCCAAGATAGTTCTGAGATTTGGGCAGAAGAACACCCAAAGCCTTTGTACATTTCTGCGGTTGTGTGGAGAGTTCTTATACGAGCATAAATTTTTTGACCATCGTCAAAAGGTAAATCTTTGAGTTGTTCAATTGAAATCCATTCGCCGTTCTCGATCTTGTCCATCCATTCCATTAAGATCATTCCCTTCAATGATGTTACAAAACATGGGCCAGCACCCAATATGAGTCGCCTTTGAAATTTATCTGGTTCTTGCTCAGAGGGCATTTTGACAGATTCATGTTTCCTTAGTCTAGCAGCTCTACCGTGAATTCCATTTCCGGTTCTTTTCTTTTCCCTCACATCTTGGTTAAAAATCCATTCGACGTTCTCCTCATACATTGTGTAATCACGTCCAGTCTAACGAATTTATCACATTAGGTTCTCAATTCTCAATATAACTCAAAATATCTAGCTTGTCTACAAAGTGTATACGTCATAATATGACAAATTTTTCAGAGTTGATTCTCGGGCTTAGAATCAACTCTGAATTTTATTTGAATGCTCATTAATAATTGATACTAATTTTTCAAAAGTGTATTCATGATTGACCATATCTACTGTGAAATTCTCAGCTCTTTTTGATTCCATTTCAAACTCATAATTATTGTTTGATAAGAATACCACCAAAGCCATAAATGCAGTTCTTTTATTAGCGTTTTGAAAAGCATGATTTTGACCTAGTGATTCAAATATAGCAGCAGACTTTTCCATGATCGTGGGATAGGCATCCTCCCCAAAAGCAGATTGTTGAGGACGGTAAACTGCGGATTCTAGAAGCGAATTGTTAAGGATGCCTATTTGTTCCCCGGGACTATATCTAAGAATAATAGAGGCATTAATAGCGATAACTTCCTTCAAGGTTAGATAACGAATATTTATCATCTATCTTTAAGCCCCTTTAGAGTGTCATCATATTTATCCATTGCATTTTGAAGGACATCTAAGAAGTCTGAACTTATACCTTCTGGTAATGTCACATATGGAATTTTCTTAATTATAATTTCATCTTCACGAACATTAATTCTCACTGAATCACCTAGATTAATATTGAGTGCTTTTAGTGATTCTGTCATAGTTATGCCTAAACTATTGCCTATCTTGGAAACTTTTCTTTCCAGTTCCTTGACGCTCATAGTGCTAATTCCTCCTTTAAATATTATATTAACATACTAA